CTTGAATAAAGTGTTGACAGAAATACAATTGACTGACATTGAACGTCAGGTGGTTGATATGGTTGCATTCAAAGGATTAACACAACAACAGATAGGGAAAATACTCAAGATTTCTCAACCTGCAGTAGTAGCATATCTAAATCGTGTAGCACACAAGGTATTAGATAAATATGAGGAACAGATTGAAGAAGTCGTGTATACTCATGGCATGAAGGGAAAGTATAAAACTTGCAGTAAATGCAAGCAAACAAAATTGACTAAATACTTCAGTCCAGACAAAAGAAATAGAGACAGTCTGCACGTTTATTGTAAGATGTGCAGAAAGGCTTCAATAGTGGACTCTGAATAAATTACGTCAGAATTACTTATATTTTCCGTTTTTTTCCTAGTATATATATAGGGGATATAAAAAAATATCTTACTATTATATTGAGTGCAAGGAGTGACCAACATGTATGGGGAGCGGAAGAGAGAGTTTTTAAAGAGACTCAGAGACGACTATAAGATTTATTCAAGGGATATTAACAAGATTATCGAGAGACTGTCCAACGGAGATTCTTCTGAAGAGATAGCTCGTGAATATAGACTTGATGATGTTGATGTTGAAAGAATAATAAACCAATTTGAATACAACGAGCCGGACGATGAGCCGGAGTACATGGGTAGAGACGATACATAAAATAGCAATTTTATCCACATAGGAGATGGAGTTATGACAAAAGATACAGAGCGTTTAGGGACAATTTTAACTGTACCAGATGGTACATTATTAGTTTTAAAATATTTTGATTCAGACATCGAAAGATGTTTGGAGGTCAGAAAGAAACTTGAAGCAAATCCTGGGATTCGGCTTTATTGCATGAATTATTCAGAAGATATCGAAGTAGCCCAATTTTTAGATTTAGTTGGGAGCTTTATACTAGGAGAAGAACCCGTAGAACTTGAAATGAACGAGTATCCTAACATTCTAAATTTAAATGAAAATTAGGAGTGAATTCTATGGCTAAAAAGATATCGAAAGACAACATGTTCTTTGGTTTGAAATTAGACCCACAGCAAGAAGCACTAAGGGACGCTATTTACGGAACTGATTATGACATTATATTCGTCAATGCGAAAGCCGGAACAGGTAAAACGCTTATTTCTGTGGCTACCGCCAAATTGATGGTGACTGAAGGCAGATACAGTGGCTTAGTTTACATCGTAAGCCCTACACAAGAACAGAAGCAAGGGTTTCTTCCAGGAAATATAAACGAGAAGACATTACCTTATTCAGAGCCTCTTGAACAGGCATTAATGAAGATAAACGAAAATCCAATGCAAGCAATTAAACAGTGTGCTGCATCTTCTAACAAAGAAGGCAAAGCATGGGTTGATTGTATAAGCCACACATTTCTTCGTGGTACAAACTTTGAAAATGTAATTGTGATTGTAGATGAATTTCAGAACAGCTATGTTGACGAAGCCAAGAAGATATTGACAAGGTGTCATGACAATTGTAAGGTGATATGCATTGGACATTCTGGACAGAATGATTTGTACAGGAATCCACAGAATTCAGGATTTGTAAAATATCTTGAACATTTCAAAGACCAAGAGAGATGTGCGATATGTGAACTTACACTAAACTACCGTGGTTGGATTTCAACACATGCTGACGGACTAGAATAATAAAAGGAGAGCTATTATGAGCGAAATTAGTAGAAATCCTGAAGAATCATTTATTGACTATGCAAATCGCTTGATAAATGGTCGGGATAGCAAACTATACGATATTAATTCTGCAGAATTGTGGGAGTTGCTTTTTGGAGACAAGTTGTCTAAAGACGAAGCTCGGAAAAGAGTTTATGGGCTACAGGCTGCATTATCCAAAATGACAGAAGAAGCTTTAGCATCAATGGAAGAAATAACTACTACAACTGAGATAGCAGAACCTGTTATAGAAATAGGTTCAGACATACTTGCCAGAATACAGGAAGAACGTAGAGAACTTGAGAAAGCTAAAATACAATATCGTGACCAGAAAAGGGAAAATGCGAAATTGTTATATGCCGAATCAAGACTTGATAGTATAAAAGATTTCATTCAAGAAGTGGCATCTGAGATTGCAGTAACAAAACCTTTGTTGGTTGGAAACCCCGTTAAACAGTTAGACAACGAAACAGAGGGCGTATTGCTGCTTTCGGATTGGCATTATGGCATGGATATATCAAACAGATGGAATACATACAACAAAGCAGAGTTCAACAAGAGAATTGAATTATTGATTAACAATACAATCGAGTATGGTATTAACCATAACATACAGACATTACATGTTTGTGACCTTGGAGACTTATGTGCAGGTATTATACATCCAAACGTCAGAGTAACCAGTAGTGAAGATGTGGTTTCTCAGACTATGTATGTAGCTGAGATATTAGCTGAGGTATTGACATCTTTGGCAACACAATTTTATAAAGTCAATTTTTATTCAGTATTGGACAACCACAGTCGTGTTACTCCGAATTTGAATGATAGTCTAGCTGTAGAGTCTTTTGCAAGATTCATACACTGGTACTTGCAAACAAGATTAGAGAGTATAGAGAACATAGAAATTTGTGATACTAATATTGATGAAGATATAGCGAAGTTCACAGTATGTAGGTCTACTTGTCTTGCAGTCCATGGACACAGAGACAATATAGCTACAATTATAAAAACACTTCCTGCATTTACAAAAACTTTTGCAGACTATATTTTTATGGGGCATATGCACTCTCCTGCTTCCAAAGAAGATTATGGATGCCAGGTTGTTATGAATGGTTCTTTAATGGGAACTGACGATTATGCCAAACATTTGAGGTTAAGCACGTTTCCAAGTCAAACGTTGTTGATATTTAACAATAAAGGTAAACTGTGCCAATATGAAATTAGACTGAAGGAGAATTACCTGAATGTCTAAAAAACAAAAAAAATCTGGTATGGCTTGTCCAGTATGTATGGATGACAACAAAAATATAGACTTGGTTCCTACCGGAAAGATTTTTATGACAAATCCTGAAAAACGTCTTTATAAATGTCCAACTTGTGGATATAAAGAGATTATTGAAGGAACAACAAAAAGAGATTAATCAGAATAAGCCCTCCAGAAATGGAGGGCTTTTTTCATGACTGAATGAAAGGAGACATAGGGATGGATGAGATTAAAATTGAAACACGTGGCAGACATATGAAAATTTCCAAGGTCATTGATAATCAAGAAGGATATTGTAGAAAATGCAACAAAGTAAAATCTTTATCTGAATTCTATGAAGCTCCTTATGTAATGTTAGATACAAATGGGCACATGTCAATTTGTAAATTATGTTGCAATAATTTGTATGACCAATACTTTGCTATACATAATAGTGTTGAAAAGGCTTTGCATTGTACATGTAGGGACTTGGATTTAAGATATAGCATGGATGCTGTTAATGCTACAAAAACGCATATCGAAAAAGCATTAGCAAAGAATCATACGATAGACAAATTGTTTGGAGTATATAAGAGCAAACTGTCTTCTCTTGTGGCAAAGAATAGCGGTGTTGAAGAAATTAGATATCAGGACAGTGACAAACCAGCTTTCGGGACTGATAGTGTTGGAAATTCTATGAATCAATCACAGGACATGGTTCAAGATGTCAATATTATCTTATTTTGGGGGCATGGGTTTCAAGATGAAGATATATTATTTTTAGAAAATGAGCTTTCCTTATGGAAACTTCAATATAGATGTGACAATCAAGGCTCTTTAATTTTGTTTAAAGAAATTTGTGTTAAGATGCTTGAAATCAGAAAACTGAGAGCAGAAGGCAAATCAACTACAAAGGCAGTTGAAGAACTTCAGGTATTAATGAAAACTGCAGGGGTAGACCCTGCCAGAGCAAAAGACATAGACAGTGATAAAAACAAAGATGCTTATGGATTATGGATTAAAGACATCGAAGAAACTGAACCTGCAGAATATTTTAAAGATAAAGCATTGTTCAATGACTTTGATAAATTCCGTGACTATGCAGACAAGTTTATATTCAGACCTCTGAGAAACCTCCTTCTTGGAAGTAGGGACTTTAACATTGGTGATTTTGATGTACACAAACAAGAAGATACGTCAGAAGATGACGACTTGGATGACGATGAACTTTTCAATGATGATAAATTAGAAGAAGGTGACAGTAATGCCAACTGATTCTAAACATAGGAATGAAACCCGTCAAAATGCACGTTCACTAGATTTGAACAAAAGACCTATGACAATGTTGAGAGAAAAGGATTTTACAGAACAACGCAGAAAAAAAATCAAATTATGGACTACTTTCTATAGAAGGAATATACATAGATTTGTTGAACATTATTTTGGTGTTAAGTTGCATTTTTTCCAGAAGTTATGGATATATTTGATGGACACATCGGAATTGTTTATGACAATAGCCAGTCGTGGTATTTCCAAATCATGGGTCATAGGATTATATGCTTTAGCTAAAGGTGTATTATATCCAGGCAGTGAGATAGTTATAGCATCAGGCTCAAAAAAACAGGCTGGTTTAATAGTGTCTAAACATATCAAAGGATTCTTCCAAGAGAAATATCCTAATATAGCAAGAGAAATTCGTAAGATAACTTCTAATAATGAAGATTGGTTAGTTGAGCTTCACAATGGAACAACAATCATAGTAGTTCCAGGTACGGAGTTGGCAAGAGGTCACAGAGCAACTATCAACGTATACGAAGAGTTTAGACTGATAGATAAAAATATCTTAGATACAGTATTAACTCCATTCCTACATAGCAGACAGCCTCCATATTTAATGCTGCCAGAGTACGAACATTTGGTAGAGGAACCAAAAGAGTTTTATATATCAAGTTGTTATTATAAGGCAGAGTGGTGGTATGAAGAACTCAAGACAGTTCTTAAGATGCATTATAGTGGAGAAAATTGCTGTTTTTTAGCATTCGATTACTTGTTAGCCATACACCACCATTTGGTTACACCCAAGAGTATCAAGAAACAACGAGTTAAGTTAGACAGTATCGCATTCATGCAAGAGTATGAAAATATACCTTTTGGAGAGAATGTAGATGCTTACTATAAATTTGAGATGTTCAAAAGAAATAGAAAAATCAAAAGGGCATTTTATCCATTTAGAAAAGACAATTATGATAAAAAGAGCAATCCCAATGATTTAAAGAAAAGTAAGGGAGAGCTAAGATTTGTAACGGTTGATATATCGACTAGAAAGGGGAAAGCAAATGACAATACTATTATTGCCTGTATACGGCTTATTCCTACGTCTCAGGGGTATCATCGGGAAGTAGTCTATATGGAATCACACCATGGGGAAAATACACTTTTACAATCTTTAAGGATTAAACAAGTATTCTATGACTTTAATGCTGATTATATTATATTGGATTTACAGAATGCAGGAATCGCAGTTTATGACCAGTTAGGGGTTGTCACCAAGGATGAAGAACGTGGAGAGGAATTTCCAGCAATGACAACTATGTGGCATGAGAGTATGGACAAAAAGACATTTGAAGAATTGAGGGAGAGGACATTAGCATTGAATGCTTTGCCCATAATATTCCCAATATCCGCAGATGCAGACACGAATGACAAAATAGCAGTTCAGTTTAGAGATAAATTACAACTGAATATGATTTCATTTGTTGTGGACGAACACGAAGCTGAAGATTGGTTATTAAAGAAAAGTAAAGAGTTTAATGACACAGAAGATACTTGGATTAAAGCTTGGTATTTACATCCGTATTACCAAATGACAGAATTAGTGAATGAAAGTGTGAATTTATCGTACTCCTTAGTAGGAGGAAAAGTTAAACTGAAAGAGCCTAGTACTGGACGAAAAGATAGATTTACTGCTGTAGCTTATGCTAATTATGTGGCAAGTTTATTTGATGTTGATTTATTAAAAGAGACCAAGGGAAAAAGTGACTATACGAGTTTGTTACAAAACAGACAGGCTACAACAAATGGTTCTCAATCTGGATTCTGTAAACAAGGTAGTCCATTTGCAATGAGGGGGAACCCATTTAGAAGAAGATAAGGAGTTAAAGGAGTATGTTTTATAAAATTCAATATGAAGAAGCAAATGTTTCTGTGATATTTGAATCATTAAGAGAATGTTGTAAAATCATTTTTACGAGTTCTTTGCTGTTTGCTAACACTGAGTTAACCAAACCAGAGATTATTGCTAAAATGAAAGAGACATTGGCAGATGACATTCAATTTCTAGTTCTTCCTATTAATGATAATAATTTAAAACAACAGCCGGACACTATACAAAAAAAAGTCATTGAGGAAAGAATCGCATTAGAAAAAAAGAGATTTGAAGAAGAACAACAAGAGGCTCTACAAGAAGCTAATAAATTTTTAGATGAGCTTCAGAACAACTTGGACAAACAATTACAAAGTTCAACGAAAGGAGGAAAGAAGAGTGCCAAACTACAACCGGAAAAAGACGACAAAAGCACCAGTCAGTGAACCATACAAAAAGTATACTATTGCAGAGACCGCAAAACGTTGGGATGCACTATTCAACTCTCCAAAATACTCAAGTTGCGACTATGGGTACGCTATTCAGAATAGCGCATTAAATAGTCCTTACGTCCAAAACCAACGACTTAAAATGTTAAAATCACAACCTGTGATGTACGATAGAGATTTGCTTGAACAATCGCTCTTGAATCCACAGTGGGATGAAATGTTATTAAGACAAATATCTTGGAACTTAACGTCTTCGAGCTATCCCTTATATAAACTTATGAGGATGTATGCAGATATGTTGACTTATCGTCATTATGCATATCCAAAATATGTGAACAGAGAAGAGATGGACACTCCTAGATTCAAAAGCGATAGTAAGTTAGTTCATATGTGGTTGGACAAATTGGATTTGCCAACAACAATCCGCAGGATTATGATGGAAATTTTACGTGAAGGAAAAAGAGCGTACTATTTAAGACAGAAGATGAATACAACTACTGGTAAAGAATCTGTGGAATATGTAACGCTTCAAGAACTTCCTAGTGACTGGATTAAAATGACTGCCAAATCAGATAATAGTTACTATGTGGCATCTATGAACTTCGTATACTTCTGGACACCAGGGACAAGTGTTCTACAATTTGCTCCAGAATTCCAAACTTATTACGAAGAATTAATGGGATGTTCAAGTAAAAACAAATCTGGAGCCTGGGAAATCAATTTAGCGAAGGCGACTGGTAGTGGGACTACAGTTGAGTATTCAGATGGTCTATGGTACTTCTGGAAAGAAATGCCAAGTGACTTATGTTGGACTTTCTGTATGGATGAGTCGCATTCGTGGCAGATACCTCCATTCATGGGATTGTTTTTAACAGCGCAGGATTTACAGTCTTATGCATATTTGCAACAGCAGTTGACATCTATACCATTATATGGATTAGTTCTCGCTGAAATTCCGTTTCACGATGGAGCCAGCAACAAGAGCGGTACATATACTGATGATATGAGACTGTCGCCAGATGCTATTAATGTGTTTAGTAGCATGTTCAATCAAACGGCTCCACCAGGAACCGGAGTATATGCAGCACCATTCACAAATATGCAATATATTAAATTTCCAGAGATACCGAATTCCAATGTTATATACGAAAAAGCATTGCAAGGAATGATAGCAACTGCAGGTACAACAGGATTGCAGTCAACAAGTGAAAAACCATCCATTGCAATGGTTAAAGCAAGTCAATTAATCGAATCAAGATTTGCAGATGTCATATATGGTCAAGTGGATAAGTTTGTAAATACTTCTTTTGAGAAACACCTTGGATTAAAATATACTTGGAGATTTCATATTTTTGGGAATATTTTTACAGAACAACAAGAAATAGCGAATTTAGAGAAAGACATTGCTATGGGTCAGGTTGCCCTTATGCCAAAATATCTTGCAATGAGAGATATTGATATGGAAGAAGCTATCTGTAATAGCGATTGGGTAGACTCTCTAAAATTGTATGATAAAATGAAGACACCGCCAAGTGCATTCCAAACTGCAGGAGGAGGTACTTCTAAAACTAAGGAAACGAAACCTACAGGTAGACCAACGATTGAAAATCCTGACAACGAGAATACTGCAGCCTCTAAAGACCAAGGTACAAATCTTGGAGTTAATAGAGAGAAATTTGCAGCAGAATGTCCTATTTGTGGGAATCCAGCTACTGAGGAATTTGCTCCTTTTTGTTCACAGGATTGTAAAGACCAATATATAGAAAATCAAGAGGATGGTGACATAGAATGAACGGAAGAATTAGTGACGCAATGATTACAGTTCTTACGGCACAAGCTGTGAGAGAAAAATATAATAGCCATGTTTATAGTTCTATGGCAAATAATCTTGACGTTTTAGGATTTTGCAATAGTGCCAAATATATGGAGAAACAGGCTCACGAAGAGCAAGAACATTTTGAGAAGATTTGGAAATACCTGACTGATAGAAATTGCAAAGTGGGTCTTGATGAAGTTCCTGCTGTTCCGAATGAATATGATTGCATTATAGAAGCTTTTAATGATGCACAGATATTGGAGTTTGGAACAACAGAAGAATGGAAAAAGATATATAGTTTATGTATCGCAGAAGCAGATTGGGTTACAAAACAGCTTGCTTCAGAATTTATGGATATACAATATGTTGAAGAGACTGAAATCATGAAAATATGTGATAGTCTTAAAGCTATTGGTATGAAATCAGAATTTCTAATGATATGGGATAACACGTTTGAATTTTAATTAAATACAACCAATATTTTATCTAGGAAAGGCGGTGAAGGTGATTGGAACAATGTAGAAGTGGAATTTATCAAATAAGGAATTTAACTAATGGGAATATCTATGTTGGAAGCTCTACAAATATTAATAGAAGATGGAGAGAACACAGACATGATTTGAATTTGAACAAACACAACAATCATCATCTTCAGTATGCTTGGAATAAGTATGGTAAAAATTATTTTGTATTTGAGATAATAGAATTGATTGATAACAAAAATATACTTGTAGAACGTGAACAATTTTATATTGATTCTTGGAACCCCCAATATAATATTGCTCCTACTGCTGGAAATATGTTGGGATTTACACACTCAGAAGAATCCAAAAAAAAGATGTCGGAGAGTCGTAAAGGATTCCAGGTGGGTGAAAAGAATCCGAATTATGGAAAACCCATGTCTAAGGAACAGAAAATACAGATATCAAAATCTCTTATGGGACGATTTATTGGAATAAAAAATCCGATGTATGGTAAACATCTTTCCAAAGAGTGCAAAACACATCTGTCAGAAACAAAAAAGGGAAATCATTATAGTAAAATAACAGAATTCCCACCAAAACAAGTTATTTGTATAGAGACAGGTATAATTTATGAAAGTATTTCTGAAGCAGGAAGACAGACGGGTTTAGATTTTAGAAACATTCATGGCGTTTGTAAGGGTAGGTGTAAAACTACAGGTGGTTTTCACTGGAAGTATTATATAGAGGAAGGAGTAGATAACGATGAGTGATGTTAGAAGATTTGCAGCAAATTCTATACAAGTTTCAGATATCGGGAGTGATTTTTTAAAACTAACTATTTATGCCATTACTGATGGGTTGAACAGAAATTCATCAGCGTTTACTTTAGAATCTATGAAAGATGCAATTCCGACTATTCCAAACAAACCTGTATTGGCATATTATAACCCAATTGTGGGCGATACAGAAAGTCATAATCTTCAGATACGTCAAGATTATAAGACTGGCGAATACTATGAATCATTTGATGAATATGGTGCTGAACATCCTGTGGGACTAATCCCTACGGACTCCAACATTAGAATTGAGAATATAAATGGAAGAAATTGGTTAGTAGTAGATTGTTTAATTTGGAATAATTATAATCGCAATTTAGTCAAGCTTCTAAAAAAACAACGTAAAAAATCAGTTAGTGTCGAGGTTCAGGTTTTAGAGTCTGTTTTTACAGATGAGATAGAGACAATTCAAAAATTTCGCTGGCATGGAATTACAATACTTGGAGATACTATATCTCCTGGTATTACTGGAGCGCATCTCGACTTAGATGAGTTTGCCAAATCCGAAAGATTCAACCAATTTTCTAAAGCACTCACTTTTGCTTACACGGGCAAAGATGAGATAGATACTCTTGAAAAGAAAGGTGGTGAAATATTGGAAGATAACGAAAAATTCGTCGCAAAAAACGAGTTAGGTTCGTCAGGAGCTTTGACAATAAATACTTCTACGGAAGGTTTATCTAATAGTGCTTGGGGAGATGTGGATAAGTCCAAACTAAAAAAAACATGTCTCAAAGCATCAAATTACAAATCTGTATGTCCTAAAGTTTTCTTAAAACTGGAAGATGGTTGGGACGAAGGAAAAGAAGGTAGCTTAGGCTATCCAGTAATGCAGTTAAAAGATGATACTCTTGTGTATAATAGAGCAGGACTAGCTTCTGCTTTGGCTTATGCCACACAACACAATGAAAAGTCAGTTTTAACAAAGCTAAAAGCGATATATAGCAAACTCGGATTGAACGATAAAAAGGAGGAGGACAAAATGAAAAACAGTGCTAAGAAGTACGGTTATTCTATTTTCGGTCAGAATGACAATCATCTGTTTTTACTAAAAGACAATAAAACATATAGTATAAAATTTGATGACAAAGCTGGAGACGATGACGGAGACGAAGAGAAATTTAAAGCTCAGTTGGTTCCAGTAGGAATTCAGGCAAAGATGGAAGACGACTCAGAAGAAGTATTCGCAATTCGCATGGAAGAAGTCAAAATGGAAGACGATTCCAAAGAAAAGATGGATGCTTTGGAAAAAGCTAAAATGGAAGCTGAGACAGCTAAAATGGAAGCTGAAGAGAAAATGAAGAAAATGGAAGAAGATTCCAAAGTTAAAATGGAAGAAGCAGACCGCACAAAGATGGAAGAGTCAGATGCAAAACTCAAGAAGATGGAAGAAGAGAAAATGGCTCTTGAGGAAAAATGTGCAAAGATGGAAGAAGCTTATAAAAAGATGGAAGACGATGCCAAAGCAGCTAAAATGTCTGCTCTTATGGAAGAAGTCAAAAATATGGCAGATACTGAAAAGTTAGATGCCAAAGACTTTGAAGAAGTAAAAGTTATGGCTGAAGAAGGAAAATTTGCTTCTAAGGTTGACGCTGAAAAAGAAATCGTTTATAGGTCACATCTTAAGAAAAATGAAGGACTGAAATTAGGAATCTTTGATAAAGGTTCTAAGAGTTCAAAAACTTCAAAAACAGTATTTGAAGACCTCAAAGAAACTGTTAAACTCGTAGATAATAAATAATAGAAAGGAGAACAAAACCATGTTGAAATTTTTTCAAAAAGTATTAATGGAAAGCGAAAGCATTGCATCACAGAATCGCTCTGCTCGTTTTCAGGTTCAAGGTGTTGATGCTCCAGTCAGTGGTGGCGCATTTGTAGTTGTTACTGGTATGGCATTAAATGCAGTTTATTCATCTTTTACATCTAACGTTAAAGACTTTAACGTATTAACCGTAGAGGCTCCTGCTGCTGTTACAGATAAAGATATTTATGTTATTGACCTTGTTGCTATTGCACAAGCTTCTGGCATGAATAACACTTATCGTATCGGAGTAAAAACAATAGGTTTAGTTGCTGACGCAGGAATCGCTGTAAGAATGAGGAAAGTTGCATCTCAAGACGAATTCGTTCTTGGTGCAGATAACTTCGTGGCTCCTCCAGTTGTTGGACAGTTTGCTGTTCTGACTGCAGGTTCTGTAGATTTGACTGCTGCTGTTGCTATTCCAGGTGCTGGTCTTTGCGCAGCAGTTGAACAAAGAGAAACTATTTCTCAAGGAACTGATGGAAACGTTGACGCATATCTCTGTCGAGTAGTGCAACTATAATTTTTAGGAGAAAGGAGATAATATCATGAATAAGATTTTTTCAAGTATGAAATGTAATACGACTGACCCAACCGTGAAGAAATTCGTAGAAGCTGGACTGTCGTTGACTGAAAGATATACATCGAAAAGAGTAAACGAGCCTAACTATAAGAGTAAGGCTACAGCTAGAGTACTGAATTTTTCTGCTCCAAACGCAGACCAGTACAAAGAAGATAACAAAACATTTATGGAATCTTTGATGAAACATTGCGTAGATAACAGCCTTGGGCACTATGCATGGAATGGCATAGACACAATCAAGAATTCTATGGTTAATCAGGATGTTGGATTTAGAAGCACATTTAACGCAGTTATCTCTCAGATTATGACTCCTGTAGCTCCTGCAGTAGTTTCTGCTACCTATATGGAAATTGCAGAGATTCAACAGGTTGGATATGGTGAAACTGGTAGATTTATCGTTAACCCAAATGATACCTTCTTGGTTCAGGACATTGCCGAAGGCGTTCAGTTTGGTGGTTTACAGAGATTATACAAGAACGAAGTTGTTGTTAATCCACAGCCAAAACAGATTAGATATGACATGGACTGGTATCAAGTAGCTTCAGGTATATTTGATTTCGGCGAATGGGCATATAGAGTAGGAATCAGCTTTGCTGGTTATATCAATGCAGTTATTATCCAGGCTTTCACAGCAGTTATCAATGACTTGTTTGTTGCAAGTTCACCTTATGTTGCTGCAGGTTGGAGTGATTTACAGTATATCACTATTGGACAAACAGTTAAAGCTGCTAATGCCAATAAAGATATTCTTGTATTCGGTACACTTATAGCTCTTGGTAGCGTTATTCCAAATCAAGTTGGTTTACAATATGGTCTTGGCGAAGAATGGTCAAAAGTCGGATATCTTGATTCCTACAAGGGATTCAAATTGATGGAAATCGACCAAGCTTTAGTTCCAGGTACAGTAAATACTACTGCTAATTTGATAGTTCCGGATGACGTTCTTTATTTTATAGCTGTTGATGGTTACAGACCAATCAAAGTTGTATTTGAAGGCGCAAATGTTACTGTTGAAACAGTTCCAACTGAAACTCCTGACAAAACTGGTGGTTTAGTTATTACTATGCGTATGGGAACTACAGTTGCTGTTGGAAGCAAATTCGGAGCTTTGACAATATAATTATATGATTTTAAGAATAAAAGGAGATTAAGAGATGAGTAAGATAGTATCAAAAAAGGTGCCAACCGTCATAGCTCCCAAAGAGATTGTGACAGAGAATATAGTTCAGGAGAATGAGACCACAGATGTTAACGGTATGGATATTGAGCAATTGAAACAACAAGTCCAGGTTTCTCAGAATCAAATAGAAGAACTAAAGAGTTTCATATTAAAAAATATGAATAATGCTCAAAACCCTATACGTACAGATAGTATGGACAGATGGTGTACTATAATTCACCTTGAAGAAAGGGCACCAGGGCTATACACAATATTTCATTCTTCATTAATGGAATATAGATTTTCATTCTTTGGGGAGACAAGAAAAGTTCGTAGGTCTGAGTTGGATGACATTCTGAGTAAGAATAGAAAGTATTTCGAAAGACTCACAATGACATTAGGCGCAGAAGATAGTGACCTTATTGAAGAATATGGTCTGCCAAAACCAGACTCTGTGACTTTAAAAGCACATCAACTTGCGAATATCGTAGAGTTACCATTGGAGAAATTGCAGCAGATTTATATCAAAGTTTGTGATACACACAAACGGTTGATTGTTCGCAAATGGGTCATTGGTTACTACGAAAACAAAAACGGAGGGTATCGTGATATCAATAAGATGAATCTTTTAAATGACTTATCCGGTGGAGCGTTATCTCATATCCTTGACGATATGAATGAACAAAGGCGCATGAGACGTAGTTAGGACAAACATTATATAAAGGAGGGGGAGTTATGTCAACTAGTTTCGTGAATATTTATGATTTCTCAATAGCATCCATAGATGACCCCCGTATTACAGCGATGTATGCCACTAGTCCCATTCGTTTTTTTCAAAAGATGTACACATTCCTTTTGAACGCAATACCAAGTTATATAAACCCTATTAGGATTATTAAAGTTCTTGAAGACCGTGTAAACCCTGACGGTTCAGTTGAAGACTTTGTTGGGAATGGGGTAGATGATACTTTTGTGTTATCTACCACTCCATTAGCTGGTAGCTTTTTCGAATATAAGATTAATGGAGTTCCAGTTTCTGCAACTTATAATTCAATAACAAACGCAGTAACATTCCCGTATATCGTACCTTCTGGTCAAACTGCAGAAGTAGAATGGTATTATGCTGGACAGTTCAATATTACTTTGGACGAGATAGTACAGAAGGTATTGGGTCAATTACTTGTTTGTAAGTGGGCTTTACAAGAACGAAATTTCTTAATGGATGTTAGAAGATTATTGAATGATACGGATTTCAAGTTGAACGACAATGCATCTGCCACGAATTCAAAAATCAAGTGGTACGATACTTTGCGTGAAGAGGCTGAAAAATCCATGAATCAACACGCATGGGATTTACACTATAGATTTGTTTTATATGGTAGGGGAGGTTGTTAGCATGTCTTCTCTTATCTATTCGAATGAAGCAAAAATGGTTTATGCTCAGAAGCTTATAGGCAAAGTCATGAAGACTTTATATTTAGCAGAAGAGGATAATAATATCGTTCCTGCAGTTTATTTACATGCTTTGATTATTGATGTAAATAGTGCAAACAATATGTTTGACAATATATTCATTGATATATCTGTGAAATTAAATGCCTTGTATATGCTTTCCAATCAGGCTATTCCTCATAGCGAGATTAGGTCTCGTGTTTTAGAATGTGCCAATATGGTAGACCGCATACGGAAGGAGCTTGGTGGCAATGGGAAAAGTTCGTGATAAACGATTAAGGAACATTACTGCTGCAGTGACTACTGTACCGGATACATTTCAAACTTATGCAGAATCTCAGAGAGAATTATATCAAGCAGAGATTACAACTAATTTTGAATATGCTACAGATGTTTATACAATTCAAGAAGAACTTTTAAAAGGTTCTAATATATTCACAGATACCAGAGTTCGTGTTGTTCATATTATTGAAGCAGATACTGGAATTAAATTGGGTGACGATTTTAAAGAAGTTATATTTTCAAACATGAACCATCCTAAAGGAATGGGTATGCGGTACTTTTTTGATAATAACTATTGGTTGACAATTAATACGGATTATTATCATTTTGTGACAGCATCTACAGTCATTAGGAGATGTAACAATACTTTAAATTGGTTAATGCCGAATGGACAAATTCATAATGAAGTTTGTGTGATTGAATATTTAGACCAAAGTGATACTTTCGAGTATCGTAATTCTTTGAATATTCCACGTGGAGACATCCATGTTGTCGCACAATACAATCAGTACACCAAAAATATTCAGGTTGATGACAGATTTTTATTTAATGGGCAAGCATTTAGATGTAGATATGTTAATAATTATTTACATACATATACACTTGACAATGATTCTACTCCACTTATATATCTTTCAATGATAAAAGATAATATCAGTGCTGAAGATGATAGGTTAAACAATGTAGCCAATGTTAACAAATATCAATATTCACTGAATATTAATGAAGAACCTTTTCAACAATCTGTCGGGTATTCTGGACAATTGACAGCTACATTAAAATTAAACGACAATGTTGTATTGTTACCATTAGTGTGGTCTAGTAGTGATGTTTCAATTGCTACAATCGACAATAGTGGGAATTTCACATTGTTATCAAATGGAAATGTGTCTTTCGGGTGCAGGATGCAGGACAATCCGATTGTGAATGACTCTTTGACTGTGACTGTTGTGATTATTCCAGTTCCAGAATCTCAAATTATTATATCGCCAAATCAATTACAGATTACACAAGGGAAACAGGTTGACTACACTGTTTATAGATATGACAATGATATTCAAATGCCGGATACATTTATTATAACGGCTACTGGAGTTCCTTCAGGATATTATATTTTAAATATTTTGAGTGGAAACAGTTTTAGGATTTCAAATGTTAAAATGTATACAGATGCTGTTTTACATATAAAATGTGTAAGCAACGTAGATAGTAGCGAGGCTGATATAGATATCAGCTTGAAAGGACTATGGTAAAGGAGGAGCTATATGGCTTATTTTAATAATCTTAATAATTCCATTATGGTAGCTCTTCAGTTATTATTGGCAGACCAAGATTTGTGCAAATTATTATATTATGCAGAACCAAACCCATTATCTCAGCCCAACATACCAGATACAGATATTTTATTAATGAGAAACATATTCCCACTACCTAAAGAGCCTGATTCAGACAAAGACCAAAATACTATATTATGTGTGTACTTCTATGAGAGTCAGCCGTACCATAACAGTGGATTTAGGAAAGTATGGATATGTTTTGATATTATCTGTCATTTGAATGCTTGGATGATTGATGGAGGGATTAGACCTTATGCTATAAGCAATAAGATAGATGCGTTGTTTAAT